TATTTATACATTTGATACCGCATGGTCGCCACCGGAACCAATTATATTTGCTCTACGCGAAAAGTTTCCAGACGTAAGCATAAGTGCATTCTTTGACGAACCCGGAATGCAAATGGCGGGGTATTACTGATGAGCAAACTAAGTAAAAATTGTGAAGTTGATCAACAAGAAAAACAACACGCATTATATTTAGATGATTTCGGAGATATTAAAATGTGGCAACAAATATGTGAAATGTTTGATGTTCCGACAGATGCTGACCAAATATATTTTAATGCTGATGATATAACTTACGGAGGAGGTGTCTGATGAGCGAAAACGATGATATGATGTACGCACTTTACAATGAAGAACTCCTGCAAAAACAATTACTTGAGGAGAAAAGCGATTGTGAAATATACAAACTTAGACGATGGGATGATCCATTCCCATACGGTGTACACTACCGCACCGAATTCGCTGAAGAGAAAAAGTGGTACATGAGCGAAGAAGCGCGAGACCGCGAGTTTAAGAAACTAATGAGGGAGCGAGACGAATAATCTTTTGCTCGCTTGCGTTTTCGTATACTGCTTTTAGTCGTTTACTTTCTACGCTATAATAAGGGTACGCGCGTTAGCTATACGCGATTTTTAATTAAACTAGAAAGGAGAAAGAAATGTTTAACGTAGCAGAGTTAGAAAAAGTCTTTTTGAATGAAGACCGATACACCATAGAAAATATAGGTGGCGGAATCGACCACGCGATCGTAGAACTTACGACTGCAGTTGAAAGTCCAAAAGTCGAAGTAAGCCAAGTAGAAAGCGATCACCATTACTATACGATTACTAGCTTTTACCAGAACGATACAGGTCACTGGGTAGTATGGAATTCAATTATGAGGTACGCGAAATGAAAGAAAGATTCTTTACTAAAACAGGGCATACTAACATAGAAATCAGTACTGGAACAGACCAACCAATCGTTGACTGTGAAGAGTCCATGATTGAACACACAAAGGAACTCGGGCAGTACACCGAGTTATGTAGAAACGAAGACGACTCTCCTGCAGTTAGCGAGGAGAGTACAGTGCACGTGACCTACGAGAGAGATGCCGATTGGAACTATGTGCATTTTAGTTACATGGGGGGCACGGGATACACTATTAGAACTCCTAGAAGAATAACAAATACAGGGGAGGCATTATGAGTAAACTCTACGAATTAAGGGTTTACCCTAAACCGGAAGACGCATACAAAGATAACGGAAAATTTCATTTAATATGGAAGTATGTAACATTAGACCAAGCGAACAAACTGATAGACGCATACAAAAAAGTTTATGATTTAATGTATGCTCCTGAAGACGTGGAAAACGAAGTAGGGAATATGTATACCCGTGAATTGACAGACGACTCAATAGCTGAAAGTCTTGCAATAGGCGAAGCCGTTGCAGTTAGCCATACGGATGGAAAGAAATACTTTACACCTAGAGACGGTTTCGACTGGATGGACGTAACTAAAGTAGAGGCAATATGAAACTATACGGCTTTAATCGCTTGCGTTTTCTAGCGTTGGTATACTGCTTTTACTCGGGTAAAATCCCGCGTATAATAAACCTTTATATAGGGCGCGGTTAAACGCGATTTTTAATAGAAAGATAGAAAGGAGAAAGGGAAATGAGTGAAGAATATGAATGGACGCCATTTGGCGAATCGCTAGATGGAAAAACCAAACTTTCATGGCAAGGAGGTTGGACTCCAAGAAATACTATGGAAGATCCGATATTACGAGAATTTTCAGAAAAGTGTGATTACTACACTTTATCGAAATTCTTAAACATAGATGTGGCGATTGCTACTATAGATGGATATTTATACATAGTAGTGGATTGGGAACAAGATGATTATGCTGAACACAGCACTAACAGTATGTCATTTAGAATTGAACTTTAATCAAAACTAGAAAGGAGAAAGGGAAATGTACGATAAAGATTTAGCTATACACAAGACTAATTTTCCGATTATTAAATTAGGCGCTAAGATACCATTTGTTGATGATGATGGGAAGAATCCATTCGACTTAGTTATTACTAAGATTGATTTAGAACCTAAGCATACCGTGGCGACTATGGCAGAGAAGAGAGACGGTCCATCGATTTGTTACTTACATAATACCATTAACTATAAGGGGGAGGGAGCATGAATATTAAAGACGTAGCGGCAATCATCGAAGCATACGAAGATATGCGAATGGGCGGCGAGGTGAAGCACATGGAACAAGTGTACGGATTATCCGGAAATCATAAGTCGTACTTAGAAGAAAAGCACCGACGGCACATTGACTTCAGACCGTTTAACGGATACTTAGATGGTATACGGAGAAAACGTTATGCTTCAATGATATTGGAGCACGCGGAGCGGTTAGCTAAGATGGAGGAAGCATCATGAAGAACTGGTAGATAATAAACAAAGGTTTTCCCTTACCCTCATCGGAGCGATTCGATGGGGGTTTTTTAGTTATAAAACGGATTATTAGATATTAGTATTGTTATTCTGAAAATTAAAAAAGTTTTTGAAAAAAAATAACGAAAACTACTAATAAGTCTAATAGAGTAATAGAATCGATCTGTATGTCTCATGGACAGTTGAAAGAGGTGAAGAGCAAAAGTAATAGAATTCTATTAGTCTATTAGAAACTAGGGTAAGATTACCTAGAGGGCATGAGAAAAGTATTAAAAAGATTCTTTTTCTATTAGAATTGTAATAACTCTATTACAAACGAGGAGGGTGAAATGAGACAGTTGAAATATACTACATTGGTTCAGACAGAAGACGGAAGTGCGTTCATTGATGACAAGGGTAAGGTGTGGCAACCACTCAATTCGAAACAAAAGAAGTTCTGTCGAGAATATTTAAAAGGACAAACCGCTACGGACTCTGCGATTAAAGCGGGCTATACCAAGGATCGCAAGGGCGCCAAGACACAAGGAAGTGTTTTACTAAATCATAACCCGATGGTGCGAAACTATCTCATAGACTTGGAAATCACCGCCTCACAGAAGGATGCTATTTCTCTAGAGAACCACTTGTCCACGCTCCACGACCTGCGGGAAGAAGCCAAAGACCAAGGACAGATATCCGCAGCGATTACCGCCGAGGTCCATCGAGGCAAGGCAGGTGGACTCTACATCGATCGACGTGAGATACTGACCGCGAAGATCGATATGATGTCCAAGGACGACATACTCACTCGACTCGAAGACTTGATCAAGAAGCGAGCGACGCTGATCGAGGGCGAAGTGATCCGCGAACGACTGACCGATTGAGCGAGCGAGCCACTCTACTCTACTCTATCACTCTACTCTACTCTACTCTATCACTCTACTCTATCCTTGGACCACGGACCGCGAGTCCCTGACCCTGACCCTTTCCCTCTACTCTATCGCTCTACTTGATTCGTAGACCGAGCGATTGAGCGAGCGAGGCGCGCCTGTCTGTGTCCGTCCGTCCGTCCGTCCGTCTTAAAATCCTAAAATCCTTGTTTAAATATATATATAAATAAATAGTAAAGAGGTATATACATTACTAGTTTATTAGTGTAGTCTTATATATGTAGTTAGCAATTAAGTTAATTACATAACTAAAAAGGATATTAACCATGGTTAATAAGTTAAATAAAAAAGAAGTTACATCAACAGTATCATCAGCGTTAAAGGCTGAGATTAACAAGTCTAACTCTAAGCGCGGTATTCCATTACCTGCTGATTTATCAGGGGTAGATGTAGTTACTCCGAAACGTGCCGGTTCTAAGAGTACGCTTAATGATGATCAAGTCTTAGTGATAACGCAGTACGGCTTAGCGTTTTATAAAGCGGGTACATTACAGGCTCAATTGCATAATGTGTTCACTATCATTCTTAATGCTGTTAAGGCGGGTAAGTCCCCCACTCTTAAACATGTTGAAGATACATGGAATAGTCAGTATGGTTCAATGGTTGGTAAAGGTAGTCAAGACTTTAATCAAATATTCTTCGGTAAGTATAAAGGGGTCTGTTTTGGTACTCAGTCATGGAATGTTAAAGGCTTTAAGGAAAGCGGGCGTCAACAGTTAGCTAGGTCATTAACTGGTTCTGATAACGGTATATGCCAGTTATTAATGGTAGCCTAATTAGCTAACCCGCTAACTTAGGTTAGCCTAACAATAGCCCTCAATCGAGGGCTATTTTTTTGCCTATAGCATAGCTAATTTAGTGTATACGCTACTCTACTGTCTACCCCTACCCTAGTATATACCCAGACCCCTATACCCCCCTAGAAAACGCGCCGCGGGTCCCACCCGCCCTCCCTTGGTTCCGGACGCTCGGTTGCAACTACTTTACAAATAAGTCCCTATCAAAAAAATTTTGCGAAAAAATATTTTACGAGTATACTTTTGCCATGGCTGAAGAAACCACTGAAAACAGTTATTTACAATCTATGTTGTCTCAAATAGAGAATGCAGACATTAGCAACCCTGCCGCTATGAAAGTAAAGATGTTATTAGACATGCTTCCTTCTGAAGATAAATCTGCAGGTGAAAACAT